GGTTCGTACTCCAAATTCAAACCATCAGATTTCAATCTTAAAAATGAACGTTTTCCCTTTTCGGTTGCAAATTTGAGAAGAGGCCAACCAGGAGAGCTCGACATAGTCACACTAGCGAGCTTCCCCGGAACGCCTCCAACAGCTTCTTGAGGAGTTAATATTCTAGGTGTTACTGGCCATTCCAAATTCTCTTTAAGATGACGTTTAACTTGTCTTCTAGCCAATTCAACTACTCTCGGTTTTGGTGGCGGTATATCAGGCATAAGTCTCTGATTAAAAGCGCGCCGAGCCGGATCATCTCTAACATCCGCATCGACGCGATAGTCACCAGAGCTTAGTGGTGCAGGTTGTTTTTCTGGTTGGTGTCCCATAGTATATAGATAATCGGCTATAGGGCTTTCCACTAATTTTGTTCTATTAGGAACAAACACTTTCTCATTCACGTTCAACATTCTCCACTGGATCACGTTGGCGCCCCTGAGTGTCACAGGACCGGTCAGAGTCACCTCGCCGTCTACAAGAGACGCCAAAGCAGCCTTCAAAAGCTCCTGTGTAACAAAGGCCCCATACGAAGTTCCTGCGTCAGTCACAGCCATATGAATGGCGGCAACCTTATTCATTCATTCTCCAGATGTAATCATCCACGGTCTCCCACAATCGCCTTGCACACTCATCAAATTGGTGGCATGAAGAACATCTCCCGGGGAGACTATCCATTTCTTAACACGTATTGGATCAACGTTCTGCTGTTTCTTGGCAAAAGCATTCTGAGTGTTCCCTTCTCCTCCCAAAACCATTATAGTGGTGTAACCTATTTTTCTTAAATCATTATCAGAAATAAAAGAACTTATAACGGCGTCAGTTTTGATTATGGAACCTCTGAAGCCTATAGATCCGGGAGAAAGTCGGAAAATTGCAATATCATACATCTCATTCACAACCATTCTATCTTTATCAAATTTACATTTTATCCACTGAGTATCTCCAACAAACTTCACATACAAGAAATCCTGATTCAGGTCAAAAGAACCTGTATCAAAATCAGCAAAGAAATGCGCATTACACAAAAAGTAATTATCACCCAGGCACACAGAATACATACCGTCAGACATATCAAAAGAAATTTGACACACAGCCTTTCTGATTGAAGAAGGGCCACAGAGATTCGGAGTCGGACCACTCAAATGAGTACCCGGTCGCCGCATGGCAACTTTACGTGACCACCCTTCCTTATCATAAGGAGTCATCGATTTTGAAGAATACGAAAGATTCCCGCCTGTTAAACGAGTCTCCCCGAAAATCTCATCCACCTCATCCTTAGTCAAAGGAATTTCTTCTTTTCCTTTAGTGAAATATTTATAAATTAAATAAATGATAGTACCTACTCCCGCAGCAATGCCTAAAACTTTCAAACTATTTTTAAACAAATCATAGCCCGAAGGAGGCTCAACAGGAATACCAAAAGAATCAACAGTCGTACACTCAACTTGATTTACAGGCAAAACAGCACACAAGAAATCAGTCACTCCAGATGCCGGTATAACGGGAACCGGTTCGGTAGAAACAGAAGAAGCGAGTTCATATGAAGAATAACAAAGAGGTGGAGGTCTACAAAGTCCAGTTCTATTGGATGAAGATAAAACAAGAGACATTCTTCTATGAAATCCAGATTCTCTTACATCTAAGCCCAGTTTCTTCACAAAACAATGCTTTCGGACAAG